CCAAGTGCTGCTGCCAATTCATTAAGGGTGTCCAAGGCGACAGGAGCAGAGTCAATCAGTTGACTCAATTCGGTCTGCACATAGGCAGTTGTCGCAATGTTAGTGGAGTTGTCATTTGCGCTTGGGGTTGGTGCGGTAGGTGTTCCTGTCAGGTCTGGATCAGCTATAAGCGCATCTGCATATGTCTTATTAACCGCATCTGTTCCGGTAGTCGGTGCAGCAAGGTTTACGATCTTGTTGCTGTTCAGACTGACGTTGCCGCTAGGTGCAGTAATATCGTCCAAGTCAGGCAACCGTGCCGCCGCAACTGTTCCGCTTGATATGTTGGAACCATTAAGAGTAGTCAGTCCCGATCCGTTGCCTGTGAACGAGTTGCTTGAGCTACTAAAGGTCTTGGCTCCGCTGACATTTTGGGTTGTCCCTTTGGTGACGTAGTAACCTCTGCCGCCAACCTCTATGTTCGTAGTGGATGCGCCATTACCTATCCAAAGAATGTCATCGTTTTCGTTATGCAGCACCTCTCCCCTGTTAAGGGTAACACCGGACATTCCGGCTGTGCTTTTCCGTTTTAATTGAATTGTGTTCGCCATATTAAGCGTCTCCTGCGTCTATCGTTTT